GTTAGCTGGTTCTACTTTTAAGAAAGTTTACTACGATGAGATTATGCAAAGAGCTGTCAGTAAGTTTATACCTGCCGAAGATATGGTTGTGCCTTACTATGCAACTGACTTAAAAGATGCAGAAAGAATTACCCATGTTCTTAAAATGTCTGAGAACGATATTCTTAAAAAACAAAAAAGCGGGTTTTACAGAGATGTAAAAATTTTGCCTTCACAAATGGATGATGATGTTCAAAACAAGTATGAAGAGCTTGAAGGTGTTCAAAAAATGGGAGACACAGATTATCAATTCAATGTTTTAGAAATGCATGTTGATTTAGACCCTGAAGATTTGACAGGACAAAGTGAAGAAAAGAATGTCAAAGTACCTTACATTGTAACAATTGATGAAGGTTCACAAGAAATTTTATCTATCTACAGAAACTTCACACCTAATGATTCTTTGTTCAAAAGAAAAGAATATTTTGTTCATTACAAGTTTTTGCCAGGTTTAGGTTTCTATGGATTTGGTTTAATTCACATGATTGGTGGATTATCCAAAACAGCAACAGCTGCATTAAGACAATTATTAGATGCAGGTACATTAAGTAACCTACCTGCTGGTTTTAAATCACGAGGTATAAGAATTAGAGATGATGAGCAACCTTTTCAACCCGGTGAGTTTAGAGATGTTGATGCACCAGGGGGTAACATCAAGGATCAATTTCAAATTTTACCATTTAAAGAGCCAAGTGGCACACTTTTTCAACTTTTAGGGTTTGTAGTACAAGCTGGACAACGATTTGCAGCTATTGCTGACATGCAAATTGGTGAAGATAAGCAAAATAGAGCTGTCGGAACCACACTAGCACTACTTGAGCGCGGATCTAGGGTGATGAGTGCCATTCACAAGCGACTTTATTACGCAATGCGTCAAGAATTTAGACTTTTACACCAAGTTTTTGCCGAATATTTGCCACCAGTCTACCCATATGCAGTTTATGGAGGTGATAGACTCGTAAAATTAGCAGATTTTAGTGAAGAAGTTGATGTAATACCTGTTGCAGACCCAAATGTGTTCTCTTTATCGCAAAGGGTGACACTTGCAAGTCAACAATTACAGATTGCACAGTCGAATCCACAAATGCACGACATGCGTGAAGCGTATAGACGTGTTTATGAGGCACTTGGCACTAAGCAGATAGACACTTTACTTAAACCAACACCAGTTCCAGCACCAAAAGACCCAGCAATTGAAAATATGGAAGCTTTACAGATGCAAATACCAAGAGCTTTTCCTTTTCAAAACCATGATGCACATATTCTTGCCCATGCATCGTTTATAAAATCAAGAATGGTGCAATCTAATCCTATGGTTTATGCATTACTTCAAGCACACATATCAGAACACATTTCTTACAAAGCAAGAGCAGTTGTAATGGTTATGGTAATGAATGACGAAAAATTACAAAAACTAAAACAAGAAAGCATGGAGGCATTTCAAGCTGAAACTGAGTCTTTGATTGCTTTACAAGTCGCAGCTATTACAAAAGAACTTGTTGAGGCTGAAGGCATACAACAACAAGATCCGCTAGTAGCACTTAAGTCAAGAGAACTCGATCTGCGTGCTATGGATATGCAGAGAAAAACTATGGAAGAACAACAAGATCAACAAAGAAAACTTTATGAATTTGAGTCTAGACTCGATCTTGATAAGATGAGAAGAGAAGATGCCGAAGCTGCCTCTGCAGAAAGAATAAGGGTAGCTGATGAAAAATTAGACTTAACTGAAAGAAAAATAGAAAACGAGGAGAATAAAAGTGAAGGGTAAAGCATTTGGTCCCCCACCTGAAAAAGGACCTCAACCACAGGGTATGAAACAGGGTGGTTCTAGCCAAGGAGAAAGATTTGTAAAATTTTTTGGAGAGCAGTTTAATCAAAACAAAGATAAAGTTTTAAAAGAGGCTGTAACAGGCCTATTTAGGAAAGATTTCAAACAGCGTTTTAAAAATTTAATGAATCAAGCTCAAAGCGACTTTTATGCTCAAGAAGGCATATCACCAGTTAAAAGCAATTTTGTTGCTTATAATCCAAAAAAATCTGAAACAGGTATTACAACTAAAGAAACTATGGGTTACAAAAAAGGAGGTTTTGGTTGCCCTCACCGAGAAAATGGTGTAAAAAGTGATATAAAAGGAATATCTGAAATACAGATAAAAGGCAAAAAATTTATAGGCGTTAAGTGATAAAGGGCGATTCATCAGAATATCATCTGATAACAAAACATATAGGAAAATTAAATATTGATCGTGCTACACTTACGTGCGAGATTGGGCTAAGGGAGGGTTTGGGTTCAAAAACAATTATGGATGCTGTGCGTGAGCATAAACCAAATCTTTATAAACATATAGCTATAGATCCTTATAATAATTTAAGTTACGAACATTATGATAATGAAGGCAGTGTTGTTGCTGGATACACAGAAGAAATGAAACAAAAAACTGTATCTTATCTATATCAAAATTATCCAGAATTTGATTTTTACCATATGACAGATGATTACTATTTTAAAACCATGGGTGATGGTCACCAATTAGGTCTTTTTAATAACATGATGTTGTTTGGTTTGTATAAAGTTGTTCATTTTGACGGGCCTCACACCACAGAGGCAGTCATACAGGAGTTAAATTTTTTTATTCCTAGATCAGAAACAAAAGCTCTTTTTATAATTGATGATTTTAAAGACCTTCGCATGGGTATTGTAGATATGCTTCTTAAGACTTATAATTTTAAAGTTGCTGAAGAAGGTGACAATAAAATTATTTATCAAAAGGAGATATAATGTTTACAGCGATATTAGGTCCTGTTGCTAGTTTGGCAAAGACATGGATAGAGGGCAAGCAAAAAAAAGCACAACTCAAATCACAAGTAGAATTAACAAAATTAGAAGCTACAAAAACCAAAATAGAAAAAGATGGTTCTTGGGAGGATAAAGCTATGTCCGCAAGTGACAATTCATGGAAAGACGAAGCCTGGACTCTAACGTTCATTGCTATAATTTTTGCATCCTTCGTGCCTGCACTTCAACCTTACATGCAACAAGGGTTTTTATTTTTAAAAAACGATTGTCCTGATTGGATTTCGTATGGAATTTTGGCTTCTATTGCAGGATCGTTTGGGCTTAAAGGTATTGCAAAAATAAAAAAATAAATTAAACTATTTTTAGTGGACTGCGGTCACAACGACAACCAGCACTTCTAACAACGGAGATAATTATGTGGTCAAAACCTGTAATTACAGAAATCTCTGTTGGTCTTGAGATCAACAGTTATGCCTGTGCTGAAAAATAGTATGATGGGAGCTTTATTGCTCCCACTACTTTCCTGCGATCCGGTGTTTGCAAAAAATTATAAATGGTCTGGTAAAGGACAGCTATTTGATGAAAGAAATCAATATTATGTAACTTGCAGATTGAACAAAGAAAAAAGAGTTGATCCTTTTTTTGGTGAAGATTCCGTAAAATGTTTTTATGCGTGTACAGATAAGGAAGATATGGTCATAACAACACACAGTGATCATGTATGTGAAAAACAGATACAGAGTCCAAGGGGAGAAAAAAGAGATTGGCGAAACAGATTAAAATATTGACAATCAAAGATTGTAGCGGTGAACGATTTCCAAAACATAAAAATAAAAAGATGGAATATAAAAGTCCTGTAATATATTATGGTAAAAAGATTTTTTAAAGTAGAAGTTGTATTTGTAAAAAGAAAAAAAAGAAGATATAACAAGAAAGGATTTACTCATAGAAAAAAATTAGGACCCAAATCACATTTAAGACATGCTTGATATTGATACAATACAACAAATTCGTCATTACATTCGTAAAGAAATAAACAAAACTAAAGATCATATATGCTATGGTATAGACAAGTTAGAAAATCTACATTATGCTAAAGGCAAGCTCGCAGCACTAGAAGCTGTGCTTCAGGATCTAAAAGACCTGCAAAATAGAGAGGACGATGTAGATGACATTGATCAAACCTGATAATAAAATTGTTGTTCCTAAAAAGAATGACGATGAAGAACCTTTAGTTCCGAAGGGTTCAAAAGAAACGGAACAATATCTCAAACTTTTACCAAAACCTGTAGGATACAGACTATTAGTTAGACCTTATCAACCTAAGCAAAAAACTAAAGGTGGTCTTTATTTAACAGAGAAAACTCTTGAAACTCAACAACTGACCACTGTGGTTGGTCTTGTAGTTAAAATGGGTGATCTTTGTTACAAAGACAAAAACAAGTTTCCCACTGGTCCTTGGTGTAAGGAGGGGCAGTTCATTGTATATGGACGTTATGCTGGTGCACGCTTTAAAACTAAATATGGTGAGCATCGCATTTTAAACGATGATGAAATCATTGGAACTATTAACAAACCCGAGGATATCCTCGCATTATTCTAAGGAGTAATTATGAACGAAGAAAATAAAGTAGAACTTGATACTGATGATGTTCAAGAAGAGAATGTTTCAGTTCAAGAACAACCAAAAGACGAAAAGCCAGAGCAGGTAGAAGTTGATTTAGGTTATAAAGATCCAGTTAAACAAGAAACAAAAGCAAAAATTGTAACAACAGAAGAAACACCTGAACCACAAACTGAAGATAATCTACCTGAACACACACAAAATGTTCAAAAAAGAATTGATCAGTTGACAAGAAAAATGAGAGAGGCAGAACGAAGAGAAAAGGCTGCACTTGATTATGCAAAAGGTTTACAAAAAAAGTATTCTGATGCAGAAGCTGAAGCAAAGAAGTTTGATCAAAACTTTATTAGTGAGTTTGACTCAAGAGTTGATGCTCAGCGAGAACAAGTAAAAGCTACTTTAAAGACGGCGATTGAAAACAATGATGCTGACCAAATTATGGAATTAAATGATAAACTGACACAGCTAGCAGTGGAAAAAGAAAAAGCAAGATTAAAGAAACAACAATTTGAAGACGAAAAAGCAAAACAAGAAGCAACATTACAACAACCACAAGCTCAACAGGTTCAACAACCTCAACCCGACCCTTCACCAAAAGCTAAAGAGTGGGCAGAAAAAAACACTTGGTTTGGTAACGATAGTGTAATGACTAATGCTGCGTTTGGTGTACATCAAGAATTAGTGGATAAGGGGTTTGACGGAGAGTCTGATGAGTATTACAATGAAGTAGATAAACGAATGAGGGAATATTTTCCTCAAAAGTTTTCTGAAGATACTAAACCCGTTCAAACTGTTGCCTCTGCGGGGCGTAAACAGAAGGGACGCAAAGTTGTGAAACTCACTCGTTCACAAGTGGCTATTGCCAAAAAATTAGGAGTGCCACTAGAAGAATACGCAAAATTCGTGTAGGAGAAAAAATATGAATGAAAAATTAACTAGAACCACACGCGCGTCACAAGAGAATAAGCCTCAAAGGAATAAACCTTGGACGCCACCATCAAGTTTAGATGCACCCCCTGCACCAGTAGGTTTTAAGCATCGTTGGATAAGAACTGAGTTTGCGGGACAAGAAGATACAGGAAATGTCTCCAAAAAACTTAGGGAAGGATGGGAATTTGTTAGAGCCGAAGAGATTAAAAGTCAAATTGGTGAACACGACTATCCAGTTATTCAATCGGGCAGATACAAGGGGTTAATCGGGGTTGGTGGCCTTGTGTTGGCAAGGATACCTGAAGAAACTGTTGAATCACGCAAGGAGTATTTTAGAAATAAAACTGCTGATCAAGTCAAAGCCGTGGATCAAGATATTCTTAGGGAGCAACGACCGGAGATGCCTGTTAATATTAACAGACAATCTCGTGTAACTTTTGGTGGTGGTCGTAAGTCAGAATAATTTTTTGATAAAAGCCATCGCTGTAATATTAATGCCTAAATAAGGAGATTATAAAATGGCAAATGTTAGTGAAAAGTTTGGTCTTAGACCTTATAAATCGCTCAATGGTGCTCCGTGGAATAATGCTCAGAATAGGTATACTATTGCAGCCAATTATGGAACAGCTATTTTCCAAGGTGACTTGGTAGTTCCAGTAGCAGCAGGTAACATTGAACGTTATGATGTTACTGCAAGTTCAGGAGCTGTGAAACCAATTGGTGTTTTCAATGGTGTATTTTATACTGATCCAACCACGAAGAAACCAACCTTTAGTAATTTTTATCCTGGTAGTATTAATGCTAGTGATATTGTTGCTAATGTAATTGATGATCCTAATACGTTGTTTTTAGTTGACTCAGATGAAGCTTTTACTAGAGCAGGTCTGTTTATCGGCTACAAAACTACCAACGTAACTGGGAACACAGCAACCGGCATATCTAAAGTGCAACTTGATACAAGTACTGCAGATTCTACAAATGCAATACCACTTCAAGCTGTTGATATAAGCCAAGATGTTAACAACTCGGACACTACTACTGCTAACGCAAATGTAATTGTTCGTATTCAAAACCATTTTCTGAATCCACCAGCTGCTGCTGGGGATACAGGGGTATAAGGGAGATAAAATATGGCTATTTCAAGATCGCAACTGGTCAAAGAGCTAGAGCCTGGTTTAAATGCTCTCTTTGGCTTAGAATACAATAGATACGAAAACGAACACGCAGAAATATTTGCTGCAGAAGCATCGGATAGAGCTTTTGAAGAAGAAGTAATGCTAACAGGTTTCGGGTCTGCACCAGTTAAAGAAGAAGGTAGCGCGGTTACTTTTGACCAAGCAACTGAATCTTTTACTGCAAGGTATACTCACGAGACTATTGCTATGGCATTCGCTATCACTGAAGAAGCGATTGAAGATAATCTGTATGACAGATTAGCGGCTCGTTATACAAGAGCCTTAGCTCGTTCTATGGCTAACACTAAACAAGTAAAAGCTGCAAATGTTCTTAACAACGCATTTGATTCTAACTTTGCAGGTGGTGATGGTGTTGAACTTTGTTCTACTGCCCACCCAATTGCTACTGGTGGTACATTTGCAAATGAACTATCAACTGCAGCTGACCTTTCAGAAACATCTTTAGAGCAATCTCTGATTGACATTGCTGCATTTGTTGATGAAAGAGGACTTAAAATTGCTATGCAAGGTGTTAAACTGGTTATTCCAAAAGAACTACAGTTTACTGCAGAAAGAATTTTAAGAACTCCACAAAGAGTCGGTACTGCTGATAATGATATTAACGCTATGGCTTCTATGGGTATGATGCCACAAGGCTATAGAGTTAATCACTATCTAACAGATACTGATGCTTTCTTCATTATGACAGATGCACCTAACGGCATGAAAATGTTTGTTAGAAGTCCAATTAAGACTGCTATTGAAGGTGACTTTGATACAGGTAATGTAAGATTTAAAGCAAGAGAAAGATACTCTTTTGGTTTCTCTGATCCAAGAGGTATTTTCGGCTCACCAGGAGCAGCTTAACTTCTTTTCTTTCGTTAAAAAAGAGGGGGACTTACGAGTCCCCTTTTTTTTTGTATAATACAAATACCAAGACAATATAAACTGGATATAGACTGACTTGGCAGACAACCCTAGAGGACTATATCTTTTAAACTAGGAGAAAAAATGGCAGGAGTACATTTTACAGGACCTATTCTTTTTGCAGGTAAGAACAACGAAAAGAAGTGGTTTGAAAATTTACCAATTGATAAAAACCCAGATTACGTAGTTTATTTTGATGACTTTGATAGAATTGGATTTGACTCCAACACAGGTCATAGATGGACTGTCGTAAAAGATTCAGGCGCGTCTGTAGCGATTGCAGCAGATCAACTGAATGGTTTAGTAAACTTAAACTCAACAGCAACCACAGATAATGATGGCGCTTCAATACAAAAGAACGAAATCTTTCAAGTACAATCAAATAAAGATCTCTGG